CTCCCAGAGATCATCTCGAATCCCAGCATAACAACTTTGACAGAAGTATTCCGGGAGAGGAACCGGGAGTTCGCCCCTCTTGTTCGCTTCTTTCACTTGCTTACAGGGGAGGAAGGCAACGCAGCGCCCCTCGTCTGTTTTGCCGCAGTGGTGCGTGATGTCAATTCCGCAATCACACTGTAGCATCCACTTGGTGATATTAGTGGCACAACGAAAGAAAGGTTTTCCTTTAAGAATAGTCTTTGTGGTTCGATAACGATGGTGAGACAACCACATGCCGCAGTCGGAGCACCCTCTATTGAGGTTGGCCTTTTGACAGAGCTCCTTCGCGTAGTCAGAGTGGTCGCAAGTTTCAGGAAAAGCGCACGTACACTCGTATCGTGCTTGGATGTCCATTTCTTCCCATACTTCCAAAGCCACGGGGTCTGGATCCGGGCGTTCTCGTGGAAACTTAAGCATGAGCTGGGCAAGACAGTTGGCCAGTCTCTCGGAGTGAATCTCTCTCTCCATCCAGTACTCGAAGTACTCGTCTGTATAGCAGTTTCGATCTTCGTTCCACGTGTGTTCGTTATACCCATAGTAATCTCTGTCCCACAGAGCTTTCTTGAGTTCCCAAACCACAGGAGGAACATCCAAACCCAACTCCTCGAGGTAGTATGGCTGATATTCGTCGCCGTCGAACACATAGCATGTATTCGAATCCTCACAGATATAGGACTCTTCTCTTGGATAGCCCAACTCAACGTAGACAGTATGACCTGCCCACATGAGATCTGAGGGGTTGGCACTCGGAATCTGACAAAAGATGTAATCGTCTGTTCCGCTGCCACACATTCCGACTGTACCGCAGCAACGGCACGAGTCTCGTCTGGTAAGTTTCATCCCTCGGTCCCTAGCTTCGGTAATAATGCGTAGGACTTCTGGGTCTCGACATGCACGGGCGTGTTGGGATCTCTGATGATAACGAGTTCCATCTCTCTTATACAAGGGCACTGTAGAATAGCGCTCACCTTGCTCAGAAAGCTCCTCAAAAAGCAGTCGACTATCTTTGCATCCAGAGTTTGGGGACCCTGGTTCAAACGACTTAGTCGGATCGAGGACACTCGAGTCCTCTGGGAATTCTATGACTCCCACTGCCTTGATTTCTTGGTTTTTAGCATCCCATGCATTCCAAGCCTGAATCATCTCCTTGATAATTTCTGGAAAAGTCAACAGACGTGAGATTCTCTCTTCCTTAGTAACATCCATCTTGTAAAACCCATAAGCAAGGGGATCACACATGTCCTTGCCGTTGTTAAGACGGACCATCTCAAGCAGGTAGTTCCTGCGTCGATAAATGGCCGTTGGCTGGACAATTTCCGTTGGTTGTGGAAACGGATTATTGGTTGTCGCTACGAAGAGTTTGGAATTGAAAGGTCTCCCCTTATCTGAAATAGAGGCTTGCGGTGGGGAAAATGGTACCGCAGACACGAGAGCAATGAAGTCTCGCATCTCTGAGTTATCGGGGCTCGCTGTTCGAGTTTGGCCCCAATCGTCAACTACGCAGGCAGACTGGCCTCTGTAGTTGGTGTAGAACTTGTCACACGACGTTCGCACATAAATCAAATTCTCTTGGTCTACCTCGACTTTACAGCCGTGCCCGGGATGGCACATGTTGGCAACAAAAGCCTTAGTGAGAATCGATTTCCCCACTCCTGGCTTAGAGTAGAGAGTGATGACGAACGGAGTGTCCCGAATTTGCTCTTGGTGAGCATTCAGGTATTCCACGGCGAAATTTGTAAGCTTGCGCGTCGCATCGCGCATGAGCACTACCACTGCCGAATCAAGTTTCACTTGCTTCTCGATGATAGCACTCTCCAGTTTATAAGCTTTATCCAACAGAGCCCGCATTTCAGTGTGGGTTGTGGAAGACGCGATACGATGATCACGCTCTATTGGATCGCACAGCCTGTTCACTCGGGATACATAGGCCGCTGGGTCTACTTTTTCTGCCTTCAGCCAATCCTCCACAACTGGCAAGAAGGTCCCCTCTGGAAAGAGGGACAGACACGTCTTTTTAATATATTCAAGGGAGACAGAAATGAACCCTTCGATTGAACTCTCAATCCGTTTTGTCGCGAGATTTTCTGAAGCGCGACGGAAGGCCTTATGGGCCATCCCAATGCTGTTGGGGGCTACTAAAAGCGTGGCACCGATAAGGGTACCAACTCCAGCAGCGAGAGCACCAGCTGTTGCCCAAAATTGCGGGGTGGGTGTGAAATCCATTCCGCCCTGTGGGTCGAGTTCTTCGAACTCCTGGGCTCCCTCTGCCAGTTCTTCTAATGGTCGATGTTGTGGGAAGACTTTTGCGCTTACCCAACTGGCCATCGCTTGAATTGCGGGCCAGATCTTAGAAAGGAACTGCATTGGCTCGGAGAGAATAGTGGTAAACTGAGCAAGAATCTTAATAAGCTCAAGAATAACCACCGACAGCTTCGGAGCGCACGCAACTGTGGCGCACGTCAAAGTGATCTGTGTCAAGATCGCTGTCTTGTTTGTTGTAAAGAAGTCGTCGAGTGATTCAACGGCCTCTGTGGCTCTCACCGCAATATCAAAGAGCTTGCCCATAGTTGTAAAGGGCTTAGTCACTACGCTCGTAACTGCGGTTACTACTTCTGTGAGTCCTTGTTGATCCAGGACCCCGAACTCGGCGAACTCATCGTCGAGTCGCTCACACTTGGCACGAAGCTCAGCC